TGCTATCTCACGCCCGACGCCAACGCTCGGGTCTGCGGGAACCGGGACAAACGCGGCGGCCAGCGGAGTCCAGCGCGTGGCCCGTACCACGGGCACGCCGTCTCGCTGGCCATCCTCTTTGTAGGCGCCCGGTTCCACCTCATACTCCACGCTGAGGTTACACCGGAGCCCGGCCGCCGCGTCTGTCGCTATGTCCTGCGCCCGCGCGCCTGCGCAAAAGGCGATTGGCCCGCCAAGCTTGCGGTGTTCTGTCAGTTCTGGATTGGCAATCAAACCTACCTGATCCCCCCCGTGTAAATCGCGGATAACGAGTCCTTGCGCTATCCACTGCCGGTTGATTGCTTGCTCATCATGGCTGAGGATTTCATAGCAGCGCTGGATCTTCCCGCCCACGGCGCGGTATGCCAGGCATGGCATTTCGGAGCTGACGGTGGCCCATACTTCGGGCTTGCCGTCACGCTCCCGCAGTTCCAGCGTTGCCGCTCTGGTCAACGGCTCCGGCTGGCGGTTTTGGGTTTTGCGTTTGGGCATAGTTCTGCTCCAGGTAGGTATCTGCGGCAGCGTCTTCCAGGCGGGAGATTTCGGCAGCATTCTCTTCCCAGCTCCCGCCGATTTCGTCGGTGATTTCCGCGTCCGTCTTCCATCCCCACCGGCGCATTAGCTCATTGGTGCGTGCGTCGTTGTACGGGTCTACCCACTGCCACCTTCTGCCTTGCCATTTGTGTGCAGCAAACTTGTCGTACTTGGCTAGGGGCAGGCTGGTTAGGCCGGTGGAGAGGTACTGCTTAAGCCATTCCCGGTACACGCGTCGGCATAGGTGCGCCGCGACCAGCGTTTGGATGTGCCGGTACACGTCGCGTTCGGTAAGCACGCCCTGGCGAATGCTGCTGTAGGAAACGCCCTCCAGGTCGTTGGCCAGCGTGTTGTAGTCCACCAAGGCGCCGGAGGCCGCCGCCCGCAGTTGTGCTTTGACAAAATCACCATAGGCGCTGTTTGGCCGCACCGGCGAGTGCTTGATATGGCTCACACCTTCGGGAAGCAGCTCCTGGTTCCCGGGCGACAGTTCGCGAATCTGGTCTTTCAGTTCGTCGTAGCTGTCGCCTGGATTGTACTCCACGCCCGTGGCGAGCGTGTAGTGTCCCGTAGCGCAAGCATCCTCGCGAGCGGCAACCACCTCGGCCTCGCTGTACCCGTAGACCATCTTAAACAGCGGCAGCACGGCGTACAGCCATGGGATGCCGCGGAACTGGTCTTCCCATTCCTGCTCGAAAACGTGCACGATTTCGTCTGCGGGCAGGGTTATGTGTTCGCTTGAAACGGTGGTGTACAGCTTGTTGAACCATGACAGCTCGCCCCAGTCCTTGCGGAAGTGGTACGCAGTTGCCTTGCCCCACTCGTCTACCTGTACGCCGTTGTAGATCCTGGCCGCTTCGCGCTCCTGGTCCCTGATGTAGTTCACGTCCAGGCTCACCGGGTCAAGCACTTTGAGTGAAAAGGCAAACGGGTTATCCGGCCAGCCAAACCCAGGGAGCAGTCGAACCACGGCTTCGCCGTCGCGGATGATGCTGGTTACGGCCAGGTTGCACACGTCCCGGAATGTCTTCTTGCCCGCCGCGTCGCACCATTCCGGCGTGGTAGACCAGCGCAACCATGCCGCTTCAATTTCACGGCACGCTGCCATGTCCGGCAGCCCATTGGCGTTTGAGGCTTGGCAACGCAGCTTGAGCCCGGCGTCGCCAACGACGTTCGTCCTCATCATCGCGAGGATTTTGCGGACCCACGGGTTGTTCTTCGCCTGCTCCCGCGAGCGCCCCACCATCGTGGGCCACTGCGTGGAAACGGTCTGGGCTTCGTAGCCTCCGTCCAGAGTCCAGTCGGAGTAGAGCCGACTGTTCTCAGCCGCATCCCATGACCGGGTGTTCCCCACCGTGAGGCGGCCCGTCCGTCGCCGTGGCTGTGTGGCCGGCTGCGCTCGCGTGATGGTGAGCCCGAGTATCCGCACTAGGCATCCCTCACAAACGACGTGACCACCTTGTTCCCGCGGCCCAAGCCCACCGCTGCGTTCATGTTGCTCATCTCAGAGCGCACGCGGCCAGAGTAGTACCGCTGCCAGGTCAGCAGCTCGGCGGGAGTCATGTGCAGTAGCTGCACGTCCGCAATCGCGATGGTGAGCTGATCGTCGGTTGCGCGCCCTTCGATACGGGCATTGATGGCAGCCAGAACAATCTCGGCATGGGACTGCGTGCGCGGATTGGGCCGAACGATGATCTTGCCCTTGTCGGCCACAGATATCGTCCCGGCGGTATCCGTGACGTAGGCGACGAAATACAGGTCGCCCGGGTCAACCTGTTCGGTTGTGGATGCTGGAATCGTGCACCGGTATGACGTGCCGGTTTCCGTGGCGGAAATGTCGAAATGCCCCGTTGCGGAGCGGAAGCGCCACGTGCAGGAATAGGTAGCCGGCGGGTAAGTGTCGTATGCAACAACACCCGTTGCCGTCGCCCCGGCCCAGAAGTCGGCTACGGTGTCTGAGAGGGATGCCTGAGCCATGCACCTACGCTACGGGTAGCGTTTAGCGATGGCTATATACTGACAAGTGCTGACATTACAGCCGTATAAAAGCGGCTACCGCCGCCAGTATACGTGGTTGTCGCCATTGCACCGGGCGCAGTAGCGGTACTGCTTGACCACCAACATGCCGCCCATGGTAGTACGCTGCGTGCTCTGGACGCGCAACACGCCATGGCCGCAGTGCTTGCATGGCTTGTTGTCTGGCGCCGGCACCTCGCGCCACTGGACGGGCGGCTTTTCAGCGGCCTCGGTGCCATCCCCAATTGCCGCCGCGGGCGCTTCCGCCGGTTGGGGCCCGGGCGCCGCCACCGCCGGAGCGGACAAGCCCTCGGTGCGTGCGCGCCTTCGGTTCGATGTTCTGATCATGCGGCCGAGCTCCTTCCACTGCGGCCGCCGCCAGTGCCATCGCCACGGCGTCAGCCAGGTCGTTGACTTGGGTTTCATCGCGGGTCCAAGTCATGATCTCCCGCCCGTCGTCACGCACGACAACGGATTCCAGCGTATCAGCGCAGATGTGCGCCGCGATGACCGAATGCTGTTGCCCAGGTTGGCCGAAGAATGAGACGGCGCCAGCTGCGGCTTGTGGCAACAGGCACCCGCATTGCAACAGCTTGTGAAACCGGTGCGAGTCAAACCACAGGCTGCGGCCGCGGGCGCGCTGGCGGAGGATGTGCACACCATCCCCAGCCCGTACTACGGACTTCGGGCTGTTCGGCACGAAGTATGACTTGCTGCCCACGCCACGGGCGGTGATGATGTCAGGCTTGTGCACCTTGTCTAGCTTCTCACAGACGCTGTAGACAGTCTCCGTTTCGTAGTTTCCGTCCACCGCAATCCGGTGCAGCATGGGCCACCGGCCAGCCAAGACCGTGACTAGCTCCTGTATGCCGCGGGTGATGGCAGTCTGCAGCGTGTATTGAGCTGTCGGCCCCCACAGGGCGGCCGGCTCCCCAGGGTAGCGCCCATAGTCGATCACTGTGGTATTCAAATCGTAGCGCGTTGACACTACGGCCCACGACAGCGCGTAGTCATTCACGTCCACGCCGGCCGTAACGTACTGGTATCCCTCCGGCACTTCACTACGGGTAGTGCCCGTGGTCCGGCTGGACACCATATCTGGTGTGAGCACGTACAGCCTGGAAACGTCGTCTTGGGGCTCTTGCTGGTGCTCTGAGGCGAAAGCGCGCCGGTTGGCAAGGTACAGGTCCATAGCACTCTGCAGGGCAGACAGTCGCCGCGGCAGTACGTCGTCTTCCCACTGCACCTTGCCGCCGGAGTCAAGCACGCCGCGGTGCGCCTTGTAGTAGGCATTCGCCGCTTTGCCGCCGTCGTCTGACCCAATGCCATCAAGCCGGACCTGGTTGTACCGTTCCCAGGCGTCGAGGTTGTCTGGAAAGCGGACCACCATCGGGAATCGAGACCCGCGCCACTCCGGCATTCGGTCCCGGTCGGTTATCTGGTCCGCCATGCACCCGCGCCGAAGGATGGTGCAGGACACCAGTATCGCGATGCCATGGCCCACACCGGACAGGCCGGCGATGTCCTCTTCAAGGATACGCAGCCGGGTCTCAGTCTGTAGCGCGCTCTTGGCGCTCTCGGCCGTCTCTGATCATCCACCAGTGCCAGGTCTGGCCGCAGTATGGTTCCGTCAGCCAGGACAAAATGTGTCCCGCGCAAGTCGTCTGCGGTGATGCCCTTGGCGCCAAGCACAGCATCGCAGGCTGGCGACGGCAAAACGCGCAAGCCGCGGGCTCCCTCTATGACCGTCTCGCAGTGCGGCAACTTGATCGCTTCGCCCGTCTTACTGGCCGCGAAGTCCTGCCCCGTGCGTT